TACTATAACTCCAATACCGAATCCAATTATTCTAGAAGGCCATTGTTGTCCATCAAATGCACTAATAAAATAATATACACTCTTCATGAATGACCAACTAATAGGAAGGCCTAAAAACATAAGTGCTATACTATATTTATCAATCCATCCCCATTTAATACCTGCTTGTAATTGGATAAATGACAATAACTGTCCTACAATTCCCCACAAAACTCCTAAAACAAAATTATTCATAACAATTTTTTTATTCATAGAACTCTAATACATTCCTAAAGTGTCTTTTACAACTCTAAGAATATTTTGACTCGTTTCTCCTTGACTTAAAAGATTTTTAATTGCTCCAAGAAGTTGATCGTATTCATTAAGATCTATTTCTTCTTTTATTGGCATTGTAAGATCTGAGGACATATTGCCGCCGACTTCTTCTACTTGGTTTTTATGTAAAAGTTCATACACTTCTTTCTTAATTTCTTTAAGAGCATCCATATATTCTTTTAGTTTTTGTTTTTCATCTAGAGTAAGTTCTGAAAGTCTTTCTTTCATAGTCTTCTTTCCTTTTACAGGAACTACTTCTTGAACTTCTGGCATTTCATCTTCCATTAAAGCTAAGATCTTCTTACTGTACGATACTGGGTCTACATAATTCATTTGATTCTTTTTTAATAAATATTGCTTAAGCTAACAAGTCGTTTGCCAAGCTCAGGATCTTTGATAACATGAACTTCGAAGTCATTCTTAGATCCCGCTGCTACAATACCTGTATATCTTGATGCGCTAGAATGCTTCACGCATGTAGTTGAATAGCCTAACTCTACCCTCTTAGGATGAATTTGTTCACCACAAACTTTACAATATTTTGTCATAACTTTTATTTTATATTACCAACTAGATGAATAATAAATGTCTCCTTCCAAATAAGAACCTCCATCAAGATCCTGTTCAAATAAAGATTCAATAATTTTTACAGTATTTTCAAGATCTTTAAAATAGTCCAGATCATAGTTTGTGCTACCAAAGAAAAACCCGCTTTGCACAGGTAGTAATACGCTAGCCTTACCAGGATCTTTGTCTAGTATTAGTTTACAGGTCTCTAATAGATTTGCTAATTGATCCTCTTTAACTTCATACTCTCCACAATTATCTACGCCGTTTTGTACATTATCTACGAACCACTTGTGAATTTGGTTGGCCTTTCTCCAATACCCTACTTCCTCTACAACATATTTGATTCTATCATTTTTAATACTAGGATGGGAATGCCCTCCTTTAGTGACAACTATACTATCTTTTTTATCTTCATTGATATAATCTTCTGTGTGGAGAAATGTCTTACGATATAAATACATGTCTAGTCCCATAACTTTTATTTTATTTTGTTTTTATTTTGTTGCGAATCGAGTATTGAATCTCTCTGTCATTTTATCATTTTGCTCTTTAGCTCTATCGGTTTGCCAATTGTACACTTGATCAATAAAGTCATTGAATGATTTTGCTGTGACTGTATGTTCTACGACCCTATTATCACCAAGAGTTACTTCTAAAGTGGTTTTGTATTTATTAGTCTTTATGACTTTAAACGATTTAGCATATACATAATCCCACTTAGATCTACCTATTGATAATTTTATATTAACGATAGTTGATTTCAATATGTATGGACGTCCTTTAGATGGATCTATTTCATCCGCTTCCCAATCCATTTCTATGTTTAGGGCTGGAATAACAGTGCAAAAGAATCCTTCTGTCTTGTAGGTGTCAATACCTTCTTGTGTTATTTTCTGTTTGATATCCCTGATACCGCTCTCTATACTATAGATCTCGGATCGCATAAGGTCACATGGCTTGTTTATTTCCATAAGCTTAGGTCTCCAATTATTTAAGAACTCGTACTCGATCCAGGCAAGTTTAGCTGCAACTGCACCAAAGATCCGAACATCATTCAATACGTTCTCTTCTTGAGTGGTAGCACTAGATCCATACCAATTCATTTTTGCATATACTTTTCTGTCCTCAGATCTCCAATCGTTTTGTAAAGATACGGTAAGAGCAGACCAAGAATTTGAATTGGAACACTTCATGATCTCGATACGACTTTCATCAAGCATGATACTTGGAATGAGAGCACATACATTATCACGAAGAGATTCTAAAACTTCTTGAGTCGCTGCTTTTAATGCGGGCTCTGATGTACACGTTTCATACGAGTCGCGGTCTGCTTTCTTAATGGCCAATTGGGATTCTAATGCTGATAAGATGATTTGATTATTCATAACCTTTATTTTGAAATGTAAATTAATAAATTTAATTGAGAGAGAAAAATATATCTTTAGAGTTAGGCGACATTCATGACGAACACTTTACTTGCCCAATTTTTTGCATTTACGTGAGCATATTGCTTTTGAGAATATAAATTAGTGTCTATGAAATAAGAATTGATAATTCCAACAGTAAGACCTTTAAGGATATCCTCGTCGATCACTACAATTTTCTTACCCTTTCTAGCAAATACAGTAAGCCAATATAGGCCGTTCTCAGCCTTGAATTGTATTGTTTGTAGCGAACCTTTTTTCCAGCTAGACAACAGTTCAGCAGGTCCCTGCTCATTAGCAATATCATCATTATACTGTGTTTGTGCGATACTCATGAATCCGGCTTGACATTTGTATACGATCCTGTAAAATCCCTTTTGTCCGTTAATAAATTTTGAAGTACTGATACCGAGAGTGTTGATGATAGCCATATTCGTTATTGTTTGTTACATTGTAAATATACTAACTATTTTTGATCCAGAGCACTTTTTTTCAATCTTTTTTAAAAGTTTTTGTTTTGTTTAGTAAAGTCTAGGGTTTATTAAAGATTCTTCAGTGAAATGCGGCCTGGATTAAAGATTATTTAGTGGAATCCTAACTGATTGATTATCAATTAGTTGTGAATTAGCCGTATTTGGCTAGAAGAGTGTCGATTATTTGCTTATCTGAGGTCTCAAATATCTTATTATTCTGTATCTTCTTTATATAAGATATGTGCTTCTCGAGCACCTGTGCGCGTGTGGCATATACTAAATGCGCTACTTTATTCTGTGTAACAAACTTAAATTCTTGAGTGAGGATTTCTTTAAGTATCTGTACCTTTTTTACGTAAGACTTTTCTTCTTCTTTACGATCAAAATGTTCTTTAGCTTCTAATGTTTTAATAAGCTTGTCTCCCATTTTGCTTAAAGAAAGTCTTTTGTAGTCCATCACTCATTGTTTTTAACCATGTAAGTAAGTATAGTATTTTGAAGATCTTTTAAAGCTTGTGTGTTCTCCTTGATTAAGTCAGCCATTCTATCTCTCTCCTGAATTAACAATTGCATCATTTCGTCTTGCAATTTGTCTACTTTAAATTCTAAAGCGTCGTTCTTTTTTATTAATCTTTGATACTGAGTCCAAGCAAAATATCCTAAAAGAAATGCTAGGAGTCCTAAAACACCGTACTGTAGAAAATAATCTCTAATTCCTGATGCCTCTACTACTTGAAGTATTGTCATTTTCAATTTTAATTTACTGAGCTAAATATTTTTATATAATACCTTTCTAAAACATTTAGATATAACATAACAATAAATATTAATATTACTTGGAAGTTGTTATATTAAATACTTCTTTAAGGCATTTTTTTGTATCTTTTTTAGCAATTTTATTGGCTTCTATTTCCATAGGATTCTTACTATCTGATAGATATAAACTAAGTATCTGATAATGTTTCATGTTTTGTTTGTAGTGTGTATACTCGTGGATGACACTATTAATTAATTCAGGCAGGTTATCATTCTGATCCTTATTAATATATATGACTGAATCTATCTCATCATAAAATGCCATACATCCTTCTGTATAATAGTCCTGCTTTTTAAACTCAATAACAGGCACAGTTTTATTGAATGTAGATTTGCCATAATGTTTAATGCACCATTCAAATATCTGATTAACGTGTTTTCTTGTAGGCTTTATTTGATCTGTCATGACTATAAGTTTTCTTGTATAAATACCTTCTCAATTCTTTTTGGTGTTATTGAATAATCTGCCCTAAAGTATCTGGGCATTTTCTCTATTATCCTTTCATTTGTATATGGACTGTTTTGAGGAGTTGCCCATTTCCTAGTAGCCAATAGTCTGTTATAAAAAAACACGTACGCGTTAGCCTTTCTAATGTAATGGTCTATGTCTATGTCCAGATCAAACTTCTTAATCAATCTTACTGATCTTTTCTCATTATCTAATTCAAGATCTCTAGAAACTCCCAAGTGCTTCTTTATATTATGAACCTCTGTGCCACTTAACCAATCGTCAACTAGTGGCATAGAAACATTACAACCTTTCCAAAGATCGATTTGATCTACCCATTGTGTAAGGTGGCAGAATTCATGTGCAAGAATTTCTATTGCATCTGGCCTATTCATTGAACAAACTAAAACCGGAACCTCTTCGTCAAAATATCCTGAGCACTTTATATTTTCTGATAGTTTAACGTACTTCGTATTTCGTAGATCACATTTAACTCCGTACTCCTTACACTCACTCTTGACATATTTGATAAAGTCTTTAGTCTTTTTGTTCATAGTAAGCCTTTTAAGTTAAAGGATCCTATGATAAATATGAAGACTTGATCTCTTCTATATGCTTACAGCTTCTTTTGTTTCCAGAAAATTTATACGAATAACAATTACAGGACCATGAGTCTTCATATAAAGCTACACTATATTTTTTATTATCAGATCCTTGAACTTCCCAATCTAGATCGATTTTAAATGCTTCATTCTTACCTCCTGGATATGGGCGTTTGAACCACTTAATATCTTTTCTAGTGGTTCCACTTGGAAGATCTCTTCTATTACCATCCTCGATGACATAAGGACCTACTCCATCAGTCCAAAAGAAAGGAACTTGAAAGCTATGAACGATTATCATAAGTTTACTAATTTAGGACTTTTTGATCTGTCAATAAAACTTAATTCCTTAGTAGACTTGAATAGTTTTTGAAAGTTATATTGAGAGTTTAGAAAGCCACTACGATCTTGTCCTTTGTACTTATCTACTCTACTACCTACTTTAAATATTTCAAACCACTCATTAATATCTATAGACTCATCTGGTATGTAACTACTTCTTATTTTAATTTCTTTATTCATTTTTAAAATTTAATGGCTGTTATTAATAATCCTTTAGATGGAAGCTTTCCTTTTTTTGCAAAGTCACTAATTACATTCTCATGTAGATTTCGAACCTTTTCGTGGATTCCATAATACCATTCAGTGTTCACGTCTTTTATAACTTCTATCTCTTCAATTAGATCAACATTATTGCAGCCTCCCTCATAACCTTCTACTAATACAGGAAGCTCAGCATCATATTGACTAAGGACTTCTATAAGATCTTTGACTTTCATTTTATTTTTATTTATATCCAAAAAGTTTTGTGTCGTCTATTTCAGTCATACTGTACTCTACTCGAATTATCTTTTCAAGAGTTTTTTCTTTGATAACTCCAGACTTTCTATCTTCAATCATAACTTGAGCAATACCATCATAGATGTCAAGCTCGATATCATTATAATAATCTTCTGCTTCTTTTAGTGTGTCAAAGGCTTGAGTAGCAGTGTTGTCTCCAGTATACCCGTCTAAAAGAACTGCATCTCTATCTCCGTATTCATCTACTTCAAAGTAGTATGGTCCTGAGGTTACAAAGAACTTGTTTGGACTTTTGCCATCTCCAATGATCTCTGTTGCTAATTGCTTTGCTTCTTGATTTGTCATAACTTTGATTTTTATTGTTTATTTATAAAGTGTTACAAATTCTCCAAAATGTTTATCGAATGCTTTAATCAAATGCTTATAGTCTCCGCTAGTCATTTCTGATTGAATCAATGCGCTGTTTAGCCCTAATTGTTTTGCTAATTTACTTGCTGTGCCCAATAAGTAAAACGCGTTTCCTTGTGGTCCTGTGAGGTCAATCTCTATAGTTGACTTGTTTATTAATCTCTGTTTTGTTTTAATTGCCATAACTTTTATTTTATATTATTAATTTCTCTTTTTGCTTTTTCTGTATCTGCTCCACTCATGCCTCCTATATGCCACTCTATTTGTTTGTCTAGACCGATAGATCTGTATTCTTTCCAGTCATATACAGTAAACACAGTTCCATCCTGGCATTCAATATCCCACTCAAAATTTACTTTGTCTTCTCCTGTATTATCTTCAAAAGTAGGCTCTCCAAAGATCTGGATTAATTCATTAACTGAGGCATTTAAAGTGGTACCAAAAAAAGAAGTACCGGCTGGCGCATTTTCATTTTGTTTAAACTTCATAACCTTTATTTTTTATTTATTATATGATCTAACTGAAGGTAATCCGCTATATGCACAACTTTTCATGTATGGAAGATTTTTATATTCAAAATCAAATAAACATGATTGTTGTTCCCATTTACCATTGACTAATACTTCAACTGTATAGTCGCCATTATATTTTCTATTCTCAGGATGTGTAAGCCATACTTTATAACCTGGCTCTTCTATCTTAAGTTCATCTCCGTCCCAAGCTTGTTCGATCGTGTCTAAATTTTGTAAGTCTCTTTTTGTATATTCCATAACTTTGATTTTTATAGATTCTGTGAATAAAATGCAGTATGCGCAGCATCTTCATAGTCACTGTCACTTTCTAAAGCTCCAGTATACCACTTAGCCATGTACTCTTCGAATGATAAGTCAGTCTCGTCTTTCTCTTGATTCAGCGGCGGACTCATCATAAAATTGTCAGTGTCAATAACGAAGTTAACTTGACAGTTGGGAAATAATTCCCTAAATGCCTCATGGTTGGCTTCTGCGATGGCATAGTCACCATTGACTTCGATTGAACTGTCAATGATTGTCTCGTGGGTAAGGTTGTCGAAAACGAAGATCTTAATAGTCATATTCTTTATTGTTTGTTACATTGTAAATATACTAACTATTTTTGATCCAGAGCACTTTTTTGTGGTCTTTTTTAAAAGTTTTTGTTTTGTTTAGTAAAGTCTAGGGTTTATTGAAGAATCTTCAAGGATTCTAGCTTGGAATTAAATAATCTTTAGTGAAATTCTAAGTGATTGATAATCAATTAGTTATGAAATGGCTATTTTCTGTCTATAAATTCACTACCGTCATCGGTATCTTTATAGTCAATTATATCTTCAGGCTTAAATAATATATCTCCATGATCATCTAGACCTAATTTTTTCAAATGTTGATAATAAAAATCATCAAGTTGATAAAGCTCTTGTACTTCTTCTTTTATTTCAGGAGTTTCAAATGGAGATGTTTCTATTCTCTCTAACATTTTATTAGTGAAAGGATTTCCTATTAAAATAAAATAGCAGTTATAACAAAGCCATTGTAAATTCTCTTGCCTCCAATCACTTTTTTTACCATTCTTAAAATTAAGTAATAGTGGAGCTTTCATATCTGTTAATCTCTTTTCTGAGTACGCACATGCACAACACTTGAATCCAAGTCTACCGTCTTTCATTAATAATTCTTTCAACCTTAGTATTTTCTTAGAGTTGATTGGTTGATTCTCTATTAACATATCATTAAGATCTTTTTTCCATTTACCACCAGCCCAGTTTTTTGGCATTCCCTTTCCTGATTGGTTCATATGAAGTTGAAACAAACTCTTACCTGTTGCTTCATCAAAAGTATTCTTAGAATATTTCTTATACGTTATATCTGTAATACCTAACCATCTCGCAGCTTCTTTATTACTACGAGTATTTGCCATAGCCTCTCTTAACTGCGCTTCAGTTAATTGAAGTCCTTTATTCCACCAAGATTCTGGCCTTTTATCTCTGGCCATATTATCTTTAGTAAAAAATGGTGCTACTCTACTCATCTACTTTTGGGTTTACTTTACATATTAGATTCCATAGATCATAAGGAGTTTCTAATAGTACTTCTTCGTTATCATTTACTATAACTGGATTGATAGTTCCGTCTGCATTTATTCTTTCATATAAGTAAAAGCCAATAAGCTCTGTGCACTGCTTACCAAAATGCATATATATTAGCATGTCTATAACGTTAAAAAACTTCTCATCATAGTCTGCAAAGTCTAAACTGAGATCTCCATACATTATATTCTGTCTAACATTAAGTTCATCAATACCATTTATGACATTAAAGAACAACTCCCTCTTTTTATCTGCTGTAGACTTCTTTTTTCTTCTTATGATAGTCTTAGTACCTATTATAGAATCCACTCCTAATTGTATTTGTTTATAATCTTTCTCCATCTTTTTTGTTTTTAGTAGATACTTTAGTTATCTTACTTTTATCTTTGATAGATTGTATGATATTCTTTATGTGATTGCACATCTCATAGTTCTCATCTTCAACATACCAAAGTAAACATGTTTCTAATGCCTGAATCCAGTGGTTCTTGTGAATCTCTATGTAGTGATTCGTATCATTTATCTCAAATACACAAGCATATATCTTGCTATTGATCATCGCATCCTCTATAGAATTAGGAGCGTGTATCTTAAGAAGTTCTTTTAATATCTCAGATCTTGCAATATCTTCAGATAATAAAAATTCAGGCTGATCAAACAATGCTCTCACAACTTTTTTTTTCATAACTAGTTAGGTTTTATTTATCCGCCTCCTTTTAAAGCTTTAATTAACATAGTAGCCACAGAATTTAAAGGTACTATGAACCCTATAACATTTTTGTATGGGTTACGATCATCATAGTCAATCATTATACCAGATGCACCAAATCTTTTCTGCAATACTACAGATATCTCATTAGCCAACATTTGTTTATCCCTAGGATCTTCGAACTCCTGATCTAAAATAAACTGCATCTTGACACCCTTCTTTGTTGGATTATCATTAACGTCAAATTGTAGACTGTATTTCTTTCCTGCTACTGTTATATTGAATCTAGGATTAATTGCTTCCATCTATCTTTTTATATAAATATCTTACTCTATGGTTAATAATGAATAATCAAATGGTGGATTTTCTACCCTGACTTGATCCTGGCTTAAATTAATGATATTCTGGACATGTATTTTTGCTGATCCTAGTTCATATATTCCAGGTTCATTAGGTTCTACAATTGAGCTTATGCTAGTTAGATTTTGTAGAAACATATCGTTGTTAGGATTTATGCCTGTGAAATCTACTTCTACTTTTATATTGTATGTATCTGGCTCTCCTACTTTATAAATAGATTCAAAGTCAACTTGATTGTAAAACTTTTTAGAGGCTTCCCAATCTTCTTTAGAGAATCCAAGAAGTTCATTTGCTAAATCATGTTCATTACTAAAGACATTAAGAATCTCAGCTTTTACCTCTTCTGTCTGTACCCATACTCTTGAAAAGAATGGTTCTAATTGTGTTAGGAATATAGGATTAATTTTTTTAGTATCTTTAATTACTAAATCCATATCTATCTTATTAAGCTTAGAGTCACCGTGATTAAAATTACCCCACTTCTGTATAAATCGTCTGAGTTCTATCCCATCGGCAGTCTTTTGAATCTCCACTCTTTTCTTTGCTTGTTCATTATTACTATCAAACCAATTTTTTCCTCTTGAACTTACACAGGTAAAATGATATACATTTGATTGCCACGTTTGAATAAGTTTAATTCCTGCATGTACTGCTCTTTGTACAAAGTCTGAGTCTTCTCTTCCTCTACGGAACTTAGTATCGTATCCTCCAATACTTTGCCATACATTTTTATAGAATGTAATTGGAGCAAAGAAGTATTCAGCAGCTCTATTAGACTTTACAGATTCAGAATATGTATTCCACTCTTCCATATTAAAGTTGGTAGGATCTGTTCCAAAATCTTTTGTTATTGTATAATCAGAATATCCATGAAGAGGAGGTTCAATTCTAGTTGATGACAAGATACTACTCTCTTCTAATTCTGATAATATTCCTGTATCATAATGCGGACCTATAACCATATCACTTTGAAGATATGATACTATATCATATTTAGCTAATTCAACTAAGAGGTTATTATTTCTAGAATATCCTACACATGGTTTTAATTTATGAGTTATGATCTTCAAGTCATAAAAATATTTCTTCTGTTCTTTAAGCCAATTTGCAGTACCTTCATTATCTGAATCTACAAATATTAAAATCTCATGTTCTTTTCCGTCTAGGTTTTCTTTTAGAGACTTTAATAGTACTTTAGTATGATCTAAAGTATTGACTGATGTATTTATTACAAAACTTATTTTGTTCATTTTAATTTATTATAAACTTGTTTGATACCTTCTTCAAGACCTAAGAATGATACTAGTAATTCTTTTTTTGTTTTTGATATATAATCTATTCCCCATTTATCTTTATTCAAAGATATATCAACTTTATAATCATTAAGATTATTTATTAGATTAGCTATATCTAATAGAGAATATGGAAGTATGTTATAGTAAGAGCATTCATATTCTTTTGGTATTGGATTAGTGCTTGATATATAGTAATCTACTACTCTCAATAAATCTTTTATATAAAAGAAATCCATAAATTTATTTTGATGCACTTCCATCGGTTGTTTATTTATGTATCTAATTATATTATATTTTATAAATCTAGAATCTAATTCATTCTCATCAAATATACCGTACAATCTAATATTGTAAAAGTTATTCTTATCAAATATAGACTTACTAATTACATTCTTGCTCATTCCGTATGGTTCATCTGTAGAATAGATTTCTGCGCCTGATCCAAAAGATAAAAATTTATTATAATGTGATTTGTATTCTAACAAGTTATAATACATCTTTAGATTATTATCTAATACTTTAGTTGTATCCTTAACCAATCTATGTCCTCCTTCTATAGCGCAGTGTATTACTGTATCGTAGTATTTATTTTGAAAAAAATTATGAACTTCTATTGAATTAGTCAAGTCTACATCCTTTCTAGTAATAGAATCAACTTGATAAATATTCTTTAATTCCTGATATAGAAAGTTACCTATATATCCATTAGTTCCAGTAATTAGAAGTCTTATATTTTTTTTATCCATTATAAATAAATATTTTATCAGCTCCGTATTGTTCTACGTGAATATAATTAAGTTTTTTTAGTAAGGCTAATACGTTTTCTGAAGTAGTATCATATCTATTTAACCACTTTTCACAGAACTCAACACATAAAACAGGTTTATATTTTTTTATAGTCTCGACTGCTCCTAGTAGTGCATTTAATTCATATCCTTCTATATCTAATTGAATAAGATCACACCCTGTTAAATTCAAATCATCTATCTTAATACTAGGTATATATCCATCTCCAGCTATATGAACTCCACCAGTATCATTAGGTCTATCATGCCTTATTAATTGTTGGACATTTACAGGTTTATTATTGTTACCTAAACAACATTGCATCTTTATAACATTCTTATTAGTTATATTTTGATTCAAACAATAAAAATTTATAGGATCTGGTTCAAAGGTGTAGATATAATCAAAGTGGCTTATAAATGTATTCAATATGAATCCACAATTCCCACCAGCTTGAATCATAATTTTCTTATTCTTTAAATGAGGTTCAATATAGTCTATTAAATCCTGATACTCATTTTGATATTTCCAACTATTCTCATCAATGACAGGCCATATCCAACCACTTTCTTTTTTTACTACTGAATTTTTCATTTTTTATAATAGTTAATCGTTTTTAATATTCCAGATTCTAAATCTACATTAGACTCTGTATTTGTAATTTTTCTTATTTTTGCATTATCTCCACATATATAAAGAGGAGAATTCCTATTTAATTCCGGATTAAATGATAATCTACTTTTACTATTACACAATGTAGATATTTTATTTATTACCTCTTTCAAATTATATTGATACCCTGAACATATATTGTAAATTCCTGTAGATTGAGATACTAAGAGTTTAGAAAACATATCCACAAAATCATCTATGTACATGTAGTCTATAGTCTTATTGCATTCATCTAATAGCACTTCTTCATTATTAAGAAACTTATTGATCACTGTAGGTATCAATCTAGTAGAGACATCTCCAGGACCATAAACATAACAGGGTCTTATCCACACCCAATCTATATTGTTTTGTTTACATACTAACTCAGAATATCTTTTAAATGTATACTTAGACAATCCATATAAATCAATAGGAGATTCTTGTATGCTTTCATCTACAATAAAATTTTTGTCTCCGTATTCTGTAAAGCTTCCAAATCCAATAAACTTAGTTTTTTTATTTAGGTCTTTAAGAGATTTAACTAACTGAATACTTGTGTTTAAATTTTCTGTAAATTGATTTGAATTATTTATGCTTTGGTAACTGTTGCATCCACTCCATCCACAATGAACTACTACATCAGGAGAGAACATAGATACTTGTAATTTTATACTCTCAATATTTTTAGGTAGACAATAAACTATATGCTTTTCTGATGATAGTTTTTTAACAATATTAGATCCTATAAATCCACTACCTCCAGTAATCAGTATCTTCATTTATTTAGCTTTTGTGCTACCTCTAATATAAGATCTTCTTGACCAGCAACTAACTTTCTATTTCCAAGTTCAAATATTAATGATGAATATTCTATACCGAATAGTTTAGATGCTTTAATGATTGGCTTTTCAAAACCTGAGAATAGTCTATTTAATCCTGTCAAGATATTAACTGGTGTAGATATTGGTGCAGTAGGTACTAGATAGTTCATAACCTTATCTGCTTCTATGATAACTTTTTGAAAGTCTATATCTACTTCGTATCCACTCTTCTCTAATACAGGTATTAACATTTCTAAATGTGCGTTACCTGCTCCTGCACCAAAACCTCTGATGCAAGCATCAATATACTTAGCTCCATAATTAACTGCTGTTAATGAATTAGCTATTGCTAATCCTAAATTATCATGAGCATGAAAACCAGTATCTATTTTTAAATTATCTTTAAGCGCACTCATCCTTTCATAAACATCTTTTGGTAAGTACGTGCCTGTTGAATCCATTATGATAACTGCTTCTGCACCATACTCTTCCATGATCTTTGCATTCTCTACTAATGTTTTAGTATCTGCTAATGCACTCATCATCAATACTCCTAATACTATTTTGTCTTTACTCTTTAGATACTCTATATGAGACTTAGATAACGTAGCTTCGGTACAATGTGTTGCAATTCTAAATACATCTACACCTATACTAATTGCTGGTTCAATATCTTTTTTAACTGTTGCAATACCTGGTATAATATGAATACCTAGCTTAGATGTTTTAAGACTTTCTCTTGCGGTGGATAGAATTTGTCTATCAGTATATGGAGACTGCCCAATTAATAGCGATGATGCCCCTAAACCGTTGCCATGCCCCACTTCTACAATAGGAATACCAGCTTGATCTGCAAATTGGCAATATGTTTTTATTTGATCAAGATTGATGGTATGTTTTACAGCGTGATTGCCATCTCTTAAAGACGAATCTGTTATTATGATCTTACTCATTACAATAAATTTTTAGTTACTTCAATTGCAGCACAGTTAATAATATCCAAGTTACCTGCATATTCTGGTAGATAATCTCCTGATCCTTTTACTTTAACGCTTAATACAAGTACATCGTCATTAATAACTGGTGGTAATACTAATTCATAGTGCGGTATATAAGTCTTTAGCTCTTTAATCTTTTTATAAATCTCTTCAACTAGATTTTCAAAATCAATATTCTGAAACTTCAGGAACATTGTTGTTTGCATATCAACACATGGTTCAGCTGGATTAAGATTCAATATAACTTTACAATTCTCACACTTAGTAAATTGTTTTATGGCCATCTCAGTTGTGTGGATATAAGAATCAACATTAATCCTTGTTGCCATCCCTGCACTCTTAGATGCAATTTGAGATACAACTTCTATGTAGTCTAACTTATCGCAATACTTAGATATTAGATTAAGCATTGGCATAGAAGCTTGACCACCACAAGTGATCATGTTTACATTACCATAATCTAATATAACTTTAGAGTTGATACTAGGTACACATAATGGTCCTACTTTAGCAGGAGTTAGATCAATAACTTTAATTCCTTGATCAGCAAATACTTTAGCGTGTAGTTTTGCATCTGCAGCACTTGTACAATCGTATACTACATCACAACAATTAGGATTATCAATGAAGTATTGTATACCTTTGTCTGTAATAGGTATGTTCTTTTGTATAGCTATCTTCATACCATCAGAATCTAATCTTCTACCTGAAAATATAACTGGCGTTATGAAGTTAGTCTTAAGTATTTTTAACAATAAGTCTGTACCAATATTTCCTGTTCCTATAATTCCTGCCTTTATCATCGTTTAATTAGTTTAGATTTTTCACTAACTCCTATTATCATTTCTTTTTCTATTATTCCATATGAAAGTAGAGGGGACATTTCTTCAATTGGTGGTGGAAATATACTACCGTCTTCCTTAACAACGCCTTTTACTTTTGGAATAAAATCCTGTTCAGGATCCATAAAAACTTCTAAGCAAGCAGGTCCGGGTTCATTAATAAAGTATGCCATTACTTGATCAAAGTTATCCCATGATTTTATATCATAGTACTTATACCCGAATGCAGGCATAACTTTATTATAATTAGGTAGACCTATTCCAGTTTTTTTATTTACGCTAACATAGTCTCCTTTAAATAACATCTTTTGAGTATGCTTGATCATTAAGTATCCATCATTGTTAAAGATAATAATTTTAACTGGTAAATTATTTTCTACAATTGTGTGAAGTTCTTGTATATTCATCATCATACCACCGTCACAATTTAAACATAACACAGGCTTATTTGGGCATGCAAGAGCCGCACCTAATGCAGCAGGAAGACCATACCCCATTTCGCCAAGACCTTGTGATGTAAACATAGTCTGGTTAGGTTTGAGCTTTATGTTTTGATGTCCACTTAATAAAGCAGTTCCCATATCAGTTACAACTATATGATCATCTTTTAAATAGTCAGACATCTTAGTTATGAACTTATATGAGTTTAAGTATCCATTATCTTTATGAATAGTTTCATCTACTAAAGGATATCTTTCTTTTAATTCTTTACATTTATTTACCCACTGTTTTTTATATCCCCATAGCATATATGAAGATTGAATTAAACTTTCTATAACGTCTTTACAATCTCCCCAAACAAAATCAACTGGATATTTAGTTCCTTCAAGTTCATCTATATCTACTACAATTATCTTTGCACCTCTTGCAAATTGGCTAAAGTCATATCCTACTTGGGGTAAGGCCAATCTACTTCCTAATACAAGTATTAAATCAGCATTTTGTACAATAAAGTTTGCAGCTCTTTGTCCATATAAACCAAACCTACCAAAGAAGTTAGGATTGTCATTATTTAATAAGTCTATACCTGACCAAGTAAGTAGCGTAGGGATTTTTGCATAATCCAATAATTGATTGAATTGTTTTTTTGCTCCTGATAATCTAATACCATTGCCTCCTACTATAACTGGTCTTTTAGACTTATTAATCTCATCTATAATTAATTCTATGTCTGTTTCTATTTTAACTGGTTCAATGAAATCCCAAACTCTTCTATCAACCATCTTAGCTTGTAAATTCATTGGAATATCTAACCATACTGGACCTGGTCTTCCTACAGTTGTTACGTGATCAAGTTCTTCTAATATAGTTTGAATATCCATGTGATCATCAAATGCAACTGCTTTCTTAGTTACCTCTGATACCATCTTGGTTATATTCAATCCTTGTGTACCATACATTCTCAATGTCTCTTGAGTACTAACATAATTATAATTCTCTTGTCCTGATATAATAATACCAGGTATAGAGTCTGCCCAGTTACTAACTACTCCTGTAACTGCATTTGTAACTCCGCCTCCTGCAGTAACAATAGCTGCTGATAATTTACCTGATGCTCTAAAGTATGCACCCATCGCAAGTACTGCAGCTTGTTCATGGTGGGTATTAATAATTTTAGTGTAACCTAATTTATTAATAGAATCAAATATATGAGAATTTGCAGATCCTATAATACCAAAAACTACTTCGATACCTTTCTCTTTAAGATAATCTGCAATAATATCACTTACTTTTACCATATAAATTTTGATTTATAATATTGAACTATTTTATTAATTTCAATATCGAATAGTATTTTAGGTTCCCATCCAAGACTTCTAAGTTTGCTATCATCTAAAGCATATCTTATATCTTGTCCAGGCCTTGAATATTCAGTATCAATATAATCATTTATATCAAATGTACTTAATCCTGTATACTTATGTATAACTTTCTCTATAGTGTTTAAATTTGTTTGTTCGTATCCACCTGCTATATTGAATATCTCATTATGAATATCAGATTCAATTATAGTAATTACCGCTTGTGCGGTATCTGCTGCATGTAACCAATTACGAATAGGAGATCCTCCATTATGCAATGGTATTTTTCTATTTAATGTAAGATATTTACAAGCTTTAGGAATAAGCTTCTCTACATATTGCCCCACCCCATAGTTATTAGTAGGTCTAACAATAATATACGGGATCTTATAGGTTCTGCCCCAAGCTAATATCAATTGATCGGCTGCAGCTTTAGTTGCTGAATAAGGATTAGACGGTTTTAAAAGATCTGCTTCTGTGTGAGTACCGTCTTCTATATCTCCATAGACTTCATCAGTAGAGAAGTGTAATAGTACAGGTACTTTTGTTGTCTCTTGCCTATAGTTTCTCAATAGCTCAAGTATATTGTGAACTCCATTAATATTGGAAGATACAAACCTATCTGAGTTAGCAATTGAATTACCTACATGAGTCTCTGCCGCTGTATTAATAATATAATCACATTCGTATAAGAATTTAAGATCGTTTATATCTGCATGTACAAAAGAAAACTTGGGATTAGAAACAAACTCTGGAATTAAATCTTCATTTGCTGCATAAGTTGATGCGTCAACTCCTTTAACATACCAACCTTTATTTAAACACGCTTTTGTTATATGACTTCCTATAAGACCTAGACAACCTGTTACGTAAACTATTTTCATATTATATTATTTTCTTTTAAATATTTATCTACTAACTCATGATACATTTTAGGTTTACCATAATAAACGCCTTCTAAAACTGTGTGTCCAATGAAATGAATGATCTTAGATTTCATATTAATATCCCAACCACCGTACTCATTTTCAGAATCTATATTACCAAATGTTGGATGATATCCCCAATTAGGACATATAAAGTATTCTAAAGGATTTAAAATTCTTGGTTTTATTTTAGATCTAATTATATTCATAACACCAAAGAAAGATTGCTGTTGAGTATCTATAGCAGATCTTTCAGGACCTGTCATTTCTTTACCATTACTATCATATATACCATTATAATTAAAAAGACTCAATAAAAAAATAAAATAATCCAAGTCAAGAAAATCTTCATACATATCCAAACTTATTCCTTGTATACCCGCATTAAATCCAAGCATATTAGGATTGCATTGTTGATAATATGGAAATGAATTTTCATATAGATTAAAAAGAGTATTAGCTAATGATTTATCGCAATTTGAATTTAAAGGTTCTGATATTAAACAAGGTATCTTGTTTTTTAAGCAGTCTTTAAATTCAGATAGTTCATCTTGGAGAATAATATCATCATCGTAAATTAAGTAATAATCCGTAATATTTTTACTTTTTAAATAATGTGCATGAATTATGAAATAAATAGCTTTATAATCCAGAAATTTAGTTACAACTCCTTCTGGTACTCCGTAATCTAAACAATACGTATCTAACATTGTTTTTGAATAGGATACTATCTTACAATTCAAACTATTAATTTTTTCAGTCCACTCATCTTGATACGCTTCATCATCCCACAAAATATGGAACTCAATATCAAATTCAGGCAGTTTATTTATAGCTTGATGCATTGCAAAAAAAGCTGATTTATTTTTTGCTCTATACATATTAGCTATTACTAATCTATACTTTTTTTTCAATATAGTATTTTTTACATATATCTCGTCGCATCCACTTTTTTTGAATAACGTATATGGTTTATCTTTAAAAAACTCTACAAATCTTTGATCCTTAAAATTATTCTCTATACTCAGTACTTGAATATCATATTCACTAAAATCTATGGTTTCAAGTATTTTAAGTTCATTTCCTTCTGTATCTATAGAGAGATAATTAATAACTTTATTGATTATTAAATTACTAAATAATTCTGTTTTTACTTTAATGTATTCATACTCATGATTATTATTTAAAGTATTAACTACAAAATTATCTAATTCTTTTTTATCATAAGACTCTACTAATCCACCTAAAGTATCAGGACCATCTTTTATAAAAAGAAATTCAGCATCTCCAGTATTATTTGATATCGCATAATTATAACATTCGCATTTTCTATTTTGTACTAGTTTTGAAAACAAATTAGGATTGGGTTCTATACAAATCCCAGTCCATCCAAGCTCTTCAAAAAATAATGAATTACTACCTTGTGTTTTTCCGTCATAGGCTCCAATGTCTACAAAGAACCCATTTTTAATATTTTTGAAGAAGTTCTCATAGACTATTTCGTCTTGGTTAAATTGAGAGTAGTATTTCATTTTATGTTTTTTATTATTTCGCTAATTATAGAATCTATAGAGTATGTTAGTTGCCAATCTTTATAGTGTGATTTAAATTTACTTATATCTGATATCCACCAGACATGATCTCCGCTTCTATTCTGTTCCACATAATTTAGATTCATTTTTATATTTGTAATAGCTTCTATTTTATTAATAGCTTCTATTATAGAACAGTTAGAATTCCTACCTCCTCCTATATTATATACTTCAGCAATTTTAGGATTTTGATATACGTGCCAGAATGCATTTACTAAATCATATGACTGGATATTATCTCTTACCTGCTTACCTTTATATCCAAATAGATTATATGTTCTACTTTCTAAATTAGCCTTAACTAAATAGTTTAGAAATCCATGCAACTCTGCGCCTTTCTGCTTCGATCCAGTTAAACAACCCCCTCTAAAGATTGTCGTTTTTAATCCGAAGTAATTTCCGTACTCTTGAACATATACATCAGCAGATAGTTTTGAACATCCGAATAAACTATGTTTAGTTAAATCTATTGAAAATTTTTCATCTATGCCATTATACAACTCATGACTTAAAGGAAGTTCATACCTAGTATTTAATTCTATTAATGGTAAGTAGTTTGGATTGTCACCATATACTTTATTTGTAGACATAAAAATGAATACTGAATTAGGACAATACTTTCTTGTTAGTTCTAATAGATTTAAAGTACCTGTAGCATTTATATTAAAATCTGTAAATGGTTCTTTAGCTGCCCAATCATGGGATGGTTGTGCTGCGCAATGAATTATACAATCTATATCAGATGAATTATCTACAAATAGTTTTTTTAGATCTTCATATGATCTTATATCTATTTGATTATGTTCATACTTATTATTACTTTTTAACTCTAATACGTTATCTAATATAGATCCGTCTTCTCCAAAAAAATAAGATCTTTGATTATTATCTATTCCTATAACTCTAAATCCCTTGTTTAAAAAAAACTCTACAGATTCTTTACCTATTAATCCACCTGAACCCGTAACTAATATAGTCTTCATTTATTTCTTTTTATAGTTATCGATAACGTCTTTAAAGTAATACTCGTAAGCTAAGTCATTTGTTAAATTCATTTTCATACTTACTTCGTAGTTATATTTTATAGAATCCATCATAGAGTAGTACAAATCTATACTTAAATTATCTAATATATTACTGAGTTGTTCATCGTTCTCAAATATTAAGATACCTTTTGTATCAAAGAACTTTCCTATATTCGGACATCCATAATATATAGGAACTGTACCAGTAGTAAAACAATCAATTATCTTTTCAGTAAAATAATAATCACCTACTTCATGACTTAAATTTTCTATAGCTATACTAAATGCATAATCTTTTATGCTTAAAAATTTGCTTTCATGTCTAAACTCCTGGCCAAGTAATACTCTTTGACAAGTACCATACACATCAACTCTATTCTTTATCTTATCTAAAAATTTCAATCTTTGAACATGGCCAGGTAACCAAGCTTTATCAGAAGCCATTACAGAAACTAATTTTGATTTTGGATAGATCTGAAATATATCTTCTGGTAATTCAAACTCTTCATTGTTAGGATCACATTTAAATGGAATATGTCCTTGTACTGGATTAGGAAGTTTATTAAATACTATACAATCTGCTGCAGGCATGAATCTAGCATTAGGTATTTTTTCTAATAGATCTTTATCGTGAGTAAATACTACATCAAACTTATCATGATTGTTTAGTACTAAATCATAGATTTCATTCTTCCAGTAAGACTTATGCTCAGCTAACCTTGCTACAACAGGAACATCTTTTTTAACATTGATCTTTCCTGATATATAGTTTGGAACTTCCCAGTCCATAACCAATACCATATCATACTCTCCAATTAATTCTTGTTTATAGCAATAGGTAAACTTTTTTGGGAAGTTAGTTAACTCCATGTAATCGTACCAAACATTTATCTGAGGAAACTTTTCTCCTGATAAACCTTCTTTATACTGTTTTTTATTTCTTACTTCTACTTCATATATATTATTATCGCTTTTCTGTCTTTCATTAGTTCTTACTTGACAAGACTCACTTCCATTCCATATATATGTAGGGAAATCAACTACACCTATTTTATCAAGCGGACACATTTCTAAGAATGGATATGTCATTGCTAAGTCTGGTGCATGGTAAAACCATTTGCCGTCTATCTGAGATTTTATATCATTTAGATCTAAGGCCTTTGCTAAAAATCCTCTTGTAGTTAATAAATGTCCAGCTCTCCAAAGATCTCTTCTATATAATCTATGCCTATGAATAAAATCTGAATAGTGCGTATTTTGTGGATTAGCCATAGCTACTTCATCTGATCCATTATAAACATAGAACTGTCCATATGTCATCCAAGGCTCATTATTATTATAGAAGTCATTTAACTTCTCTAATACAGTTTTATCGAATAACCAATCGTCTCCACACATATTCACACATATATCATCGTCTTCTAATGAACTAAAAAATCTTAAGTAGTTATATATAGCAGCTCCATCAGCTCCTAGATTTGTATTATTTCTTATTATAGTAAATTTGTCATTGTTACCAACTATTTCATTTACTTTTTTAGAAGTAAGATCAGTTGAACAGTCATCAACATAGTAAGCATGATAATTTGTATATGTTTGATTTAGTATACTTGCCAAATTGTATTCAACCCAGTCTTCATTATTATAAGACGCTATTATTATGATAAACTTATTTTGTTTCATTTAAAATTTTATATATGTTTTCTTTCCATGATTCAAGTCCGTAGAAGAGTTTATAATTATTCTTAGTAGTATAACTACAGTCTTCATAAAAGTCTTTATTACTCTTTAAAGCTATAGCTAACTCTCTTGCACGTTGCACATCATTAACATCAATAGCCAATGCCGGGTGGCACATCTTTTGTGTATCAACATTTTTATTTCCTATACATGGTATTCCAAAGTATGCACAATTTAAACTGAATGTTCCTGCTGCAACTGTTGGCATTAGATGGACTGCATACTTAAAGGTAGATAGAGTCTTCATCCAGTCTACCCATATAAGTCTTGGCAAATGTTTTATACCATCTACCATTTCTTCACCTTCTCTTTTAGCATGAGATTCTTGAGCCCATATTTCTGTATTGAAATTGTCTGCTACCATATAACTCTCAAACCCACCATACCATCTTGCAAAGTTACCGCCAATTATAGCCTTGTCTTCTTTAGTTGGTACTATATCTTTAATAAGATTTTCTATCATTAATGTTTGAATAACATTAACTTCTTTATTTGGAAACATTCCTTTATAATACATTCTATCGTACTCATTATGAGCAAATATAGAATCACATTGAGATATCATATTATAGAAGTATATTTGATCATAGATCTCATAATCATTAAACAACCAATGAGGACCTTCTTGAACGTAATGTACTTTCTTGTTATTTGATTTAAGGCTTTCTACTAAAGATGATCTTAGCACATCTGATACTGGATTTTGTTTATCCGATAACTTGACTGCAAATGCATTTAGATAGACTTCTCCTTTTGGAAATATTATAAAGACGTGATCATAATTACTTATCTTATCTATATTTCTTATATTGTAATGATCTGCATTTAATGTATTCATCCATGCAAACTCTGTTCTCATATTTGGGTGGTTAGAATCTATCTTACCTTCGAATCCCATCTCAGTTAAAAATGCTATCTTCATGATTGGTTTTCTATATTTTTCCAAGTGCTAGGATAGTAGTTGCCATTTAAGAAAGATACAGCGCTATAAGACTTAACATAGTTTTTAGGACATGTAACTTTTTTATCTATATTTTTATTCTTATATGCGGCACACCAACTGAATGTACTATTTGCAATTATATTATGATCGCACATACTCATTAATATAAGATCTACATAATCTGTATTATGTTCTACAAATGTAACCATCTCTCCTTCTATTAAATTATTTTTACACCATTCTATATCATTTGAAAATACAACAAAGTGATATTTTTCTAAGTCTTCTAAAAACGGTTCTATTGCTTTAGAATAGTAGTCAGTATCTAATTGACAGAAGTGATGATGTTGTGGAAGTAAATAATCCCCCCTTCTTACATGTATAGACACTAATTGTTTATTTGGAACTCGTATCTTTCTAAAAACTGAATCTGCTATTTCTTGATAATCTTTATTCCAAGACAGATTCATAACATCATCAGAGTACTTAGGATGCCAGTAATTAAATAGATAGAATAATTCGTCAATATTGTAATTAGTGTTTTTATCTAAATTAAGCATCTTTTGATCTACTGATAATGTTTGATCCATTTTTATAGACACAAAGCATTTGAAAAAGTCATCTGGCTTATAACAAACTTCTATGTCTAATAGATTACAAAATTTAAATCCCCAACCTTTATCTATTATTGATTCAGGAAATACTATTATTTTGTTATTTTCTTTAGCAACTGCACACAAAGAAAAGTATTGTAGTATTTGAGATCCCAAGTCTCCTGATGTTGCGATGTTTTTAAAAGTTATATAACTCACTGTTTACTTTTTACAAAATCAGAAATTACAGTATCTATGTAATCTAATTGTGCATCTGTAATTCCGGGGTATACTCCTAAGAAGAATGTATCTATAGTTGTTTTAGTAGCCATAGGGAATTCATTTCTTGGATCTTTATATTCTGCAGCTTGTTCATAATAAGCTGGATGTAACAATGCATTACCTGTAAAATAAGATCGTGTTTGAATCTTAGCCTCTTCCATTGTATCTACCAACTCTGCTTTTGTAAATGGAACGTTATCTTTAAGAGTAACTAGATATCCAAACCAAGATACATCAGCTTTATCATGCCAAGTAGGAATGTAAAAGTATTCAGGATACCTACTAAAGATATCATAAAGTCTTTTGAAGTTATGCTTTCTTCTAGAGTGCATCTCATCAAGCTTATCTAATTGTGCAAGACCTATTGCTGCTTGCATCTCAGTTGGTTTCAAGTTGTATCCAATCTCGTCAAATATGTACCTATGGTCGAATACAATATCATCATGACCTTTGAACCACGAGTCAAACCTGCATCCACACGCGGTTCCTGTCATTACATTACCAGGCTTAGTCGTATTACAATAACATGCGCGACCCCAATCTCTAAGTGATGCTAAAGCCATTCTTTTCTTTGCAGAGTTAACAGCTACAAATCCACCTTCACCCATAGTCATATGATGCGCTGGGAAGAATGAACATGTAGAGATATCACCAAATGATCCCAATGGTTTTCCATCCCAAGTACTACCTAAAGCATCACAAGTATCTTCTAGATAAATAAGATCATACTTCTTTACAATATCCATAAATCTATCCATATCTGGAGGATTACCAAGAACATGTGCAAAGATGATTCCTTTAATTTCTTTATTTACATCCTTCTCAAGAATCTTTTCTACTTGATCAAGATTAAGATTTAGATTAGGAAGTTCTACATCCACAAATACAGGCTTAAATCCGTTTTGGATAATAGGATTAATAGTAGTCGGGAAACATACTACAGGCGTAATGAACTTAGAACCCTCAGGAAGTTTACCCCACCTTTTTGTTTTAAGTAGAGCTACCATTAGTAAATTAGCTGAACTACCGGAATTAACTACGATACCATCTTTTTTACCAAGTAGTGGAGCAAACCTAAGTTCAAACTCACGCCCTTTTTCACCTAATATAAACCAATCATTTAATAGTGAGGATATACCATTAGTATATTCATCCTCATTGAACCAAGGTCCTGAGTATTGGATCCAGTCTTTACCTGCGGTCCATGTTTTATTTTTTTTCTTTTCTTTTATATAGTCTGCTACTAGATCTAAAATAACTTGTTTTTTACTATCCATGTTTCAATTTTATTGAGTCGTATGTTTTCTTTATTCCATCAATATAAGACGTAAATTTATATTCGGGAAACAAATTCTTAAAAGTGTCGCAATTAATATCTTTTCTGTATTGTCCGTTAGGTTTTGTCTTATCGTATTCTATATCAAGATATTCTGAATCTGTTGCTTTTAATGCTAATCTAGCTAGTGTATCTATACTTAGATTTTCATTTGTACTTAGATTCATATTCTCTTTTATATCGTAAGTAATAATAAACTTAATAATTTCGGCAATGTCTTTAGCAAAGGTAAACTGTCTTAATGGAGTGCCATCTCCAAACAAAGTAATTTTACTATCTCCATTTTGCTTTGCTTTTAAGATCTTATCTAATAAGGCTCCTACAAAATGCTTTCTACTTGTGTCTCCATGTTCAAACTCCCCATATAAATTAGATGGGATTATATACGAGTAGTTTAACCCATTTTTCTTAGATATATCTATATGAACTCCTAATAGTCTTTTAGCATATCCATATCCAAAATTATTTTCATTAGGAAGATCTTTATGAAGATCAGATTCTAACAGTGGATAGTGATCAGAAACATCAGGATATATACATGAAGACAGTGCGCCTACAAATTTTTTAACCTTAAAAAATCTAGCATATTTTACTAGGTTTGTATTCATTGCTACATTATCTTCATAATACTCAAACGGATTAGTTATGTTATCCATAATGCCTCCAACTCTTGCAGCTAAATGGATTACTACGTCTGGTTGATGTTTTGAAAACATTTTAATTGTATCTAATTCGCTTGTTAAATTATAGTCTTTAGAACTAAGATAAATACCGTCTATTTGTTTTTGGAGGTATTGGCCTACTAAACCTGTTCCTCCTGTTATTAATATTTTCATTTTATATAATTAAATTGTACTGTATAAAGTATTCTGTTTCTCCTGTCTTTCTATATCTTTATTATGAATTAAACAATAATGTTCTTCTGCAGGAAATAATGAATAACTATTGTGTCCTATTAATACTTCGTGGACTTTATTTGCCCACCAAATTTTTGAACTATTTTGTAATATCCTTGTTTGATAGTCTGGAAAGTTTACCCAGCCTTTTTCATTTACTTGCCATCTCCACGTATCAATATGTTGTTGAGTAAGTCCTTCTACTGTATTAATCCTAGGTAGTAAAAATAAGTCAATTGTTGGATTATTTTGCAGAATTTCTGGCAAGCACTGTATAAATTCTTCTTTCAAGTATTCATCAGCGTCTATTTGAAAAATCCACTCACCAAAACAATTAGCCTTAAGATTATTTTTAAAATTACCAAAGTTACCTTTAAGACCAAACTCAACTAACTTGATACTATCTTTATATTGATCAATTACTTGATAGACTTCTTTTGTAGTATTACCAAGATCTGATTGCACTACAATTTCATCTTCTGGTCTTTTGTTACTAATTAGAAAATTCAAGAGTCTATCTAACTCTTTGTGCTCATTACAAACTGGTATTGCATACGAAATTTTCATATTCATTAATTGTTTATATCAAACAATCCAATATAGTCGCATGCATCAAAATATCCGTCTTGACCAAAATTTTCTAACGTTTTTGAATCTGACTTATACATCTTGCCTTTGAATCTTATATTCTCTTTCTCTTCTTCTGAAAGTGATACAGATTTAATAGCGCTCCATTCCCATTCATCTTTAGATGCACCATTTGCAAACACAGTACCTTTACCTTCTATGTTGATAATGTGAGGATACCAAACTCTTCCTAATTCATCTATATACTTAATGTCTTTATAAAGTTCAGGCATTTCATTTTCAAATTCTTCAAAATCAAATTCAGCTTCACGCATCAAATCATTTGTTTGAAAGCCGCAATTAAAACATGTGTAAGAATTATGAAACTCATTTACAGGTACAATATAACAAGAGTCTTGTACTTTACATTTTGGGCATGTTGTTAAATTATTAATCATTGAGTTGTTGTTTTTCTTTTTTATATTCTGCTGTACTATTTGTGAAATATCCAAATCCTTCAGGATGATTTGTGTAATGCCAACAACCCATCTTATTATTCCATACAGTAGTTCCTGTTGTTGGTGCGCCAAATGAAAATGAACTTCCTGATGCTGTGTCAGTTAGCGGCATTAGATCTTTGTAATTATCTATTTCTACGTCAATACCAGGATTGTCATTATAGTCTTGTACTTCATTCAATACTTCTTTAATATGATCCCATTGTTTTGGTGTGGCAGTATAATCATTACACGCTTCTGTAAATCCGCGAAGCCAAATTACAAAATCTCTTGATATCATTAGTCTACTTTTTTTAATTTAGGAAGTTCTATTTTCTTTAATTTAGGCAATTGTAATTGAGCAGTTACAGACTTAGGAATTCTATTAAAATGTTCCTTAATTAACTGTTTCATATTGTCGAAACTAAACTGATCTTTAGACTTCTTAGATTGTTTTTTTGCAAGCTCTTGATACTTGTCGTATTTATTATACACATCTTTTAAGTAGTGTTTAGCTTGATCAATATTTGGACTAAACCATTTAGCGTCCTTTAATATGATTCCTGGTACATGTGTAGATGGATGCGTATCTTTAAGTTCACCTCCTATTTGACATGTGAACTCTTTATCAAGAAAGTCAGTGTGTCCTGACCAACCTGATACTATAATAGGCTTTTTAGTAAGAGAAAACTCAAGAAGTGGTCTACCAAAACCTTCACCTTTAGTTAGATTGATCATTGCTTTAACTTTACCATGATTGTAAAGGTAGTTAATGTCTTTGTCATCTAACTCACCATGTAGTAAATAGACATTAGGAAGTTTACCTTTTACCTGAGACTTTATATTATCTATCTTTTTTAGCATTTCATTACGATCCATAACACTAGAACCAGCGCCAGATGTTTTGATAATGAGAGCAGGTTTTTTCTTTTTGTCCTTAAATGTTTCTAAGAATGTTTTAAGCATTAGACTAACATTTTTTCTATCCTCGCCAATTTCACCTTGGAGCCAATGTCCTACAAACAAAAAGCAAAACTCTTCATTGATTTCATCTAACTCTTGAACTAGATCAGTATCTTCAAGATCGTTATCATCTAAGAAAAAGTATTTATTAAGATCAGCACCTTCAAACAATACTTCAATAGGCTTTTCTATTTTTATGTCCTGAATAATTTGATTGGTATTCTTATCTTTCTTTTGATAAGCTGTTTGTTCAAAAACTGTTTTTGCATGATTTGAAGATACTAGAGTGATATTCATTCTGTTCACTCCTTCTATCCATGTAGGATCGCATGCTGTAGTTTCTATACCAGCAGTTACTCCTATATTATAAGTACCTACTGGTTGGAATTCATTAGGAACTGTTATTTGGATCCAAATGTCTGGTTTTTTATTTAATTGACTATTGATCATTGGTGATACCCAACCCCATTCATCAATGTTGTCAGTAATATATCCCCAAGGAGTTGATCCCCATCTTTGGCTCAATATCATAAAATCATATTCATCTTTCTTAACCTCGTATAAGGCTTTAAAGAAATCTCTAGCTCTGGCGCCATAGCCAGAATATGTATCAATGGGACAAGATATAACACAAAACTGTTTCATATTAATATACTAATGGGTGTAGAATTTTATTTTTAGGTAACTTTTGCTCTGTTTTAATCAGTTCAAATTTTTTTCTAGGTTTAAATTTAGCGAATGTCTCTTCTATTGATTCAATGACATTATTGCACATGTGTTCTGCACTCATCATTGACTCTTTAGATAGAACCCACTCTCTAGCCTTCATGCCTCGCCTCTCTCTTTCTTCTATTGGCATATTATAAACATGCTCTAGTTTCTCTGCTGCATCTATGAAGCTACAACGATCATCTAATATGTAAGGAGTTGGGATAGATCCAACTATGCTTTGATTAGTTGGAAATAATGGAATAGCCCATTCACCACACTCTTTATATGTACCATAATGGTTAGAACAGAATTTATCATTAAAGTCAATCCACTTACCGTTATTATCTACAAACCTCATTTGATCTTGCATACCTCCGGTTACATTTCCCATGATCATTTTACCACACATCATACCTTCAGTTAGACTAAGACCCCAACCTTCATTAGAAGACATTAAGATAACTAGATCTGACATATTGTAAAGTAAGTTAACCTCTTCAGAAGATACTCTTGAATCAGAGAAATATACCTTTTGATATTCTGGGTCACATAGTAGATCTATAACAGCTTCTAAGTCTGTGCCATTTTCATCTTGCCTTTGCGTATGAAGTACTAATGCACACTCAGATGCTTTTTCTTTACCTATTTTATCACAGAATAGTGCATATGCTGCAATAGTATCTGCAGTACATTTACGTCTAATATTTCTAGAGTTATAGAAGACAACAAAGTCTGGATTAAAATCGCCAAAGATCTGTTTCTTTTTATCATCCAACTTCTCGTTATCTGTTTTCATGAATTCAGTAATAGGAAAGAATATCTTTTCATTAATACCATGAGGTACATACTTAATAATCTTATCCTTAGCCTTGTTACCAAGAACTAACCTATTAATATTCTGCGTTTGTTTAGAGATCGCCATCAATGTATCACAAGACTCATAATATGCCTTGTTATATAATGGAGCTGGCAGATCATCCCATATATTCAAATAAATCATTGGTATTTTCCTACGTATTTCATTTTCCATTTGAAATAACCATATCCAATATCTAGGGTCAGTAAAGAACATGATAGCATGAGGTTTCTCCGCGTCTATCAATTGTCTAACTAACTCTGGTGTACCATAACCAGCAATTGGGTATATATAAACACTAGCATCAGAAATTCCAGTAACACGACTAGTGTCTTGTGAAATGTCTAATCGTTTACCTTGATCTGGATGGTTAATGGCCGCTCCTAAATTAACCCAATTGTATTTATGAGATGTTCCTACTACTATCTCTCTAGCCATTGTAGAGATTCCACTTGTCATTCTAATGTCATCACAGAGTAAAAGAATCTTTTTTCTTTTAGCTTGTGGAATATAACCATTTGCCATTTGTAACTTATTTTATTGCTTCAATTAAAGTTGATCCTGTATAATACGTGTTGTATTGCTGGTGTAAATTATGCCTAAAATATGAATCTGTTAAATACATAAACATAGCTCTTTCAACTATATCTTGTAGACTCATTTTAGTTTTTATTGACGTTACCTTAAAATCCTCGTATAGAATTTCCGGTATTTTTACCGATGTTATAACCCTCTTTGATTTATTTAGCATATTTCTATTTTATAATAAATATATTAGAATATACAAATAAATACGTAAATAAAAAAATATTTTAAACTTTTTTATCGCAAAGATCAGGTTTATTTGCGTAAGGACAAAACTTACAATTACTAGTGTTCTTTATATAGAGTCTGTCTGCATTATACTTAGCATTAGGAGTAAAGCATTCTCGTATAAAAGTAGAGAGATCATCTATAGCTTCCTGTACTTTTCTTTTTCCATTAGCCGGTATGAATTCTTGTATTCTATATGAAGGATAGTCAGGATGACTAAACACTTTTCTTTTTACTATAAAGAACATAACGTCAACTTTATCCTCAGGAACATTCATTACTTTAGAATAAAATCTTTTGTAAAGTAAGATCTGATTGATTTTAGTCTGATCTTTCTTTTCATAATCAGTCCATCCTTTTGTGCTTGTCTTTATGTCATAGATAGTATACTTCTCTAATATCTTATCATAGATAATAAAGTCAATAGAACCATTCATAAGAACATTAGGAATATCTTCTAATACTGGTTGTAGAATAGGTATCTCAATACCAACTAGCTCAGTATTTTTTTTAGAAAAGTACTTACCTCTATTTTTCTTAAACCAGTCTAATGTAAGTTGGCCATCAGATAAAAACTCTTTTAACTCTTCTTTAGTGCTAAAATGTTGATTTTTATTTTCACCTATACTCTCTTTATAAGTAGCTACTATCCTATCCTCTAATAACTTATTCATGTCTATTTCATCAGCAGCTTTAACAGACTTATCATACATTGTTTGCAGGTACGTCTGAATAGTTTCGTGCATTGCTGTGCCATATACCAAATAGATAGACGGCTTAAAACTAGACTCCTTTTTAATATAACTTAGATACCATTGAAATTGGCATTGCTTATATATAGAATATTGTGAATAGGATACTGCCTTTTGATATGCCCAATTAATATTGATTTTAGGTTTAGGCATTAGTTCTTTTTACCTCCAATTACGGTCCTAATCTTCTGGAGGTACAGAATAGCATCCATATGTTCTTCAAGAGCGGCTTCAATCCATTGATCTAATGACCAATCTTCACGATCTAGTGTAGTACCATATTTTGCTTTGCCTACTCTAGAACGGTCAATAAACTTGTCTACAATAGAATCTACAATAGAATCTGCTTTGAGTACAATCCTGCTGTTTTCATCTTTATATTCAGTGATCTTTCCGTAAATGTCTTTATTCTTGCTCATTCTTAGTTAATTCTTTAGGGTAAAACTCTTTGTTAACATGTCCACACTTTGTACACACAAATGTAGCAATTGGCATAATACCATCTTGTTGATCACCAGTTAAAAACTTACTAACTTTACGTAACATTAGTGCCTCTTGGAATGTAGTGCATCCGCATTCTTCACAAGAAATTGGTGCTGTCTTGTCTAACGGAATGTTGACCCTAACTTGTTTCTGTTGTTGCATTTTATTGTTGTTTATGTTGCCAATAGATATCTCTTACTTTACCACCTAACTCTTGATCATTAGGAGTCTTACATATTATGTTTTCTGGAATTATTATATGACTACGA